ATAATTTGGGCTAGGGTTAAGTGTGTATGCCTAAGGAGGCGCGAAGATGAAAAAGCAAGAAGCAAAGAAGGCCAGTCCGGTCAGCAAGCCTCGATCGAAAGATCCGCTCGGTGAACAGGAGCGCACCTCCTTCGGCAACGTTGGCGGCGCTACCCGGCAGAAAGTCGAGCTCGGCGTTTTGATTAAGAATCTGCTCGAGCAGATCGAGTTGATCGACAACAACGAAGAATTGAGCCGCGCGGAGAAAACCAAGCGCCTCGGACGGCTGGCGCATCGCGTCCGGACGAAGCTCTATGAGGATCGGCGCAAGAAGGACGACGACAAGCTCAAGGCCACCACTTACCGCCGGTATCTGACTGACATCCGCAAGGCGATCACCGCCAAAAACTGGCGCCATCACGCGATCGAGGAGTCATGCCGCCGCATGGCCAAGCATCACCCCCGCTACGCTGAGCAGCTTCTCGCCATGGCGGCAATGGACGACATCACCACGTTGCGCATCGCGCATCGCGATCTGAAAAACGATATCCGCCGGGCCGGTGACGATGCCGCCTATAAAGAAATTCGCGAGATGAAACTCGATCACGAAATCATGCGTCACTTGTCGCTGCCGATGGTGACGCGTGACCAGCTTGGCGAAAAAGCTGCCGAGGTGCTCGAGCACAAGGCAACCAACACTATCGAGATCAACTATCACTGGCTGGTCAAAACCGCGAGCGAGCTGCTTACTCAGTATCAGGATCGCGGCGACGGATCGTCACCGTACTACTCCTATCTCGCCCTGGGGGTCGCGATGGCCACCGGGCGCCGAGCGATTGAAGTTCTCAAGCAAGGCCGGTTCAAAAAGGTCGGCGAGTTTGAACTCGAGTTCAGCGGTCAGGCCAAGCAGCGCATGGGCGTCGACTACAGCTCGAGCTACAGGATTTACACCCTGCTCAGCGCCGATATCGTGCTCGAGGCCATCAAGCGCTTGCGCGAACTGCCGGCGGTTATCGATCTGCAGGACAAAAGCAACACCGAGGTAAACCGTCGCACGGCCAAGACACTCAACACGCTGACAAAGCGGGTTTTCAAAGATGAAAGCCGGGTTTTCAAGGACACCCGAGCCATTTGGGCGCGCGTGGTTTTCGAGGCGCACTTCAAACACGACAAGCGCTGGCGCAAGGTGAATGAGGAGGTTTTCTGGCGGGAAATGCTCGGTCACGAAGACATGGACACGCAGGAGAGTTACAAGCAATTCAAGGTGGATTACACCGAGCCTTCCGAGGGCTCAGCGCCAGCGGAAAAGACTCTCAGCCGCCTCGAGGCGCTGCAAGCCCTTGATTCGCACCCCAGCATTCAGGGGCGCGAAGCCATGGAGAAAATTCATTCTTGGGTAAAGGCCACCGTTAAAGCTGAGCCGGCGGCTAAGATCATTCAGCGCTCTATCAGTGTGAACGTCGGGAGCTATCGCCCGATCATTCAAGAATATCTCGCGCTGGCAGCGGAGGCGCTATCTGCGCCTGTTCGTCCGCTTAATACCATTGCTGCCGAGATACCACGCGAGGTGGCCAACGCTAAACCGCATTTGGTTACTCACCGGGCCGATGACGGCCTGTGGGTTGCTGTGCTAACTCTCAACGGCGTGGAGGTGGCGCGAGGCGAGGGCGCCGACCGGATGGCCGCAAGTCGCGAGGCGTTCACGCAGTTGGCGAAGGCCTAAACGCCAGTACCTCCCCTTTCTCCTTCAATGCCGGCGCGATCGCTGCCGGCATTGCCTGAACCTGCCCCGCCTGATCCAGAAGGATCAGCACTCTCGCCACCTCCTCCCGAATCAGATCGTTTACTTCCATGACATTCGCGAGACCGGCCTCCGGCCCAGCCTTCGCGACCAACTCCAAGTTGGCTTGGATCCTGTACAAACGGCGTGCCGCTTGTTCGATTTGTTCCATGTGTTGCATTCCTCGCCCTCCCTTTCCATTGTGATGCTGGCATTATGACTTACTGGTTTTCTATACAGTTTAATCCGAGTGGTTGGCTTGTAGTAGCTGTTGTGCGTAACGAAGCATGAAGCCAATGGTTCGAGGATCTGCCCCCTCCTGAGCAAACCCCACCGCCACTTCGGGCCGCAAGCCTTCCACTATCTCGCTCAACGTGAAACCGAGAGGGGTGAAATTGCGACGAGCGGCAGCGTATAGGCGTTCGCGCAGCTCCAAGGGATACTTTTCATCTGACGCTATACACTCACCCTGCAAAGTGTCCCTGTCAGGCGCTGGCGCAGCCTCAGCAGCGTCAATACCGGGCTTTGGCGTGTGCGGCGTGGCTGCGTGTTCGTGGGTGGTCAGCGAGTGAATACCGATCGCGGCGCGGTTGTTCACGTAGCGGATCATGAAACCCCAGTGCTCCGGGTTGATCTGGTAAAGAAACTTCCCGTTGGACTTACGCTTATCCACGCCCAAGCCGAGGCGGATCAGAATCGATTTAACGAGGGTTGTTGCACAGCCGCGTTTGCGCCCGAAATTGACCAGCGCGCCAAGCTTGAGAGAGTTGTAAAGCTCTGCTGATTCCTGGCTGCTCAGAATTTTGTCGAGAACCTGACCGCAGGAGTCCACGGAGAACTCGCCAGCGCCCGTTTGCGGGTCGATCCCCAGCACAGCGAAGGTATCCAGCAGGAAACCGCGTGCAGCCGTTTTAAACCGTGTTTTGGAAAGGACTACGCGCGCCTTGCGCTGGGCCTTGTCGTAAGTGCGAGCCTGCTCCTCTGTCGATTGCAGCAGCTCAAGGCCGATAACCTTTGAGATCCCGCGATCGTCATAAAACGCTACGTCGTCGGCAGTGATCTGCTCAACGCCGAGCTGGCGCTCGATCTGGTAGCGATCGATCTGCGCAGCCTCCTCCTCGCTCCGCACTTCCATGCGGTCAAGCTTGGCAAACTCCTCCTCGTTGGGAGTCTTGACGCTTTCGATCAGCTCCATGCGTCGCCCAAAAACCAACTGCCCCGCGACCTTGCGGTTTTTGCGGGAAGCCCGCGCGAGCATGTCGTCTGTGGCTACCCGCTCAACCTTATAGCGGTCGGCGTGCAACATGAGCAGCAGGTTATTGGCGAAATTATTCTTTGCCCGGTTTTCGTTGGCTGTGGCAGACAGATAAAGCTCGTCGAATGCAGTTTTTTGGCGGCGTAGCAGGATCTCGGTGGTCGTTTCCTCAAACTCGCAACTGATGACATCGGCGGCAAGCCAACCACGGTAAATGGCCTCGCGATCCGTCTCGCGCTGGCTGTTGCTGTGGCCGATGCCGATCAGATAATCGCGGGCGGTACGGTCGCGGCGGAGCATCTGGACTGCATCGCTCGGGCCGATCGTGTTGCCGCTGAAAATACCAATATGGTGCTGAAAATGCGGGATGGTCATAGACACGCCTGAGGAAATCGCAGGCGAATAAATCAAGGCGTCATAGTGAACCGCCTCGCCGCATGGATCCGCGAGGAACGCGTCGACGGCTGGATCTGACTTGGAATCGCGGTGGATTAGCAGCAGCTTGGTTTCTGGCCGTTTCTCGTTGACCATTGCGGCCAGCTTCTTTGCCGATTCGGCGGAGTCATTGGCTACGAGTACACGCTTGCCGGCGAGGATCAGATCGAGCGCTTTTTGCCAGACGCTGTCGAGGTCGGAGTGTTTGACGGTTATGTGATCCATCGCGCCAGTTACTTCGATGATTGTGATCTGTTTACCCGGGGCCGCTTCCTCGCACAGCCGGATAACAGAATCGTTTGCGTCGGCGTCGCACAGCAGAACACGTTTGGCGCTGGCCATCGCCTCGAGGAGTGCGTCCATAACCCGAACAGGAGAGTCAACCGGGCCGGTAGTCGTGTGGCGGATTACCTGACTTGCCTCGTCGATGCAAAGCGTGTCGATGGTGGTGAACCAACTGCGTTCCTCTCGGTTGTAGAAACGCGATTTGGTCAGCGAGTTGACGCAGCAAGCCATGTGCGAAACGTCGAGCATTTCGATCGCGGTCACTTGCTGGTAATGCTGGATATTCAAGCGGGTCGCGGCATCGTCGAGCAGGCTGATGCGGTGGGCGATGTACGCGGCCCGGTTCGAGTGCTGCATGACGGGGGCGATCAGCTTTTCGGTTTTGCCCGAGCCCATGGGCGCGCGAACGATGACAAACCCGTCCATCGATTCGACCATATCCGCAATGTGATCTGGCAGCAGCGTGCCGCCGTGGCTGGCGCGGATGCCTGGGATCTTCAAATATTTGACGTTTGGTTTTGCCAAGGCTGCGGCAGAGAAACCGCGCAGCTCCTGCACCTCGTTCAATTTGAGTTTGGCCAGCCAGATCGCGCGCCGCTTGATTTTGAAGTGCGAGAACATGTAACCCACCGGCAGCTCCTCGAGCACGCGCTCGACGATCTCTTTCGTGCTGAACTTGATCGGTACAAGCAACATCCCGGCGCCGATCGCGTCGAGGGCAGCTTTCTCGGCGTGTTCGCCGCTGATGGAGATCCGCTGTAGGCGGTACTCGAAATAGTCCGTCGACGCTTTGAAAACTTCCCGCGATCGCAGGCTTTTCAAGGTGGCTTTGAGACCGAAAAGGCAGTGGTAGTCGTTCCAGTCGGTAGGCTTATCCGTGTTGCGCTGCTCGGCTTCGAGCTCGCTGAAATCCGGCAGAACGGCCCAATGGCCAAACTCTTTATGCAGATCGAGGGCGGCGAGGCGCCCGGCGTTACCGGCGCGGGTAAATTGGTCGTCGTCGGCAGCGTTGATAATGCGCAGTTGCGGGAAACGCTGGTGGTACTTGCGCAGGACTTTCGAGAGGTTACCAACGCTGACCGTGATAATCACGGCAGCTTGTTTTTGTGCTGAATGCTCAGCAAGAAAGACACTCGCGCCAGTGGCAAAACCTTCGACGGCATAGACGCGCTTTGCGTTTTCGATATCGCCGATCACGCAATGCAGGCCGTCCATTTTGACGCCGGTGCCTTGGTACTTCTTCTTTTCGTACAGGCGCTGGAGGCCCTGAAACTCGCCGTCGATATCGAGCAGGGGAACCGCAGTAAAGATGCCGTGACGATCACGCATACGCTTTAATTCGACAAATTGCGCGATGTCGCTGATTTTCTTGCGTTGCAAGTAAGGTGCAGTGCCGTCCTCGCTGCCGATCAGTTCAACGGTGTCGGTCGCCTCAAGCTTGGTTTGGGGGTCGAGATATTTGAACTCAACCGCCCCACCTCGGAACCAGACCTGTTCATAGGCTTCGCGCTCGGCGTGGATGCGGGCCAGGATCTCGGCCTCGATGCGATCAGCTTCGGCACGTTTACGCGCTCGATCCGCACTCTTGGCTTCCTGCTCCTTTTTCCACTGCTCATGCTTCGCGTCGGTGATCTGGCCACCTTGGCGTTTGTACAGTTCAAACAGAGCAGAAAGGCCAGACCAGCCGGCCGCATCGATCGAGGCAACGTTGTTGCTGAACGTGAGGGTCGGGAATTCAAAAGAGCCGAGCTTGCTATCGGTGCGTTTGAGGGAGCCCCAGACCATCACCTTCTTGGCGTGTTTCTTTTCGACGGTGTCGATCTTGCCCCGGTATTTGGAGCCCTTGCCGTCGCTGTAGTGAACCGAGCCCGCGATCGATTCCCACTTGATCCCGACTTGAAAAGCAATGTCGGAGATCTCGTTGAAGCAGTAGTCGACGAGCGACTCTGGCCGGGAGCCGAAGCGCTCCTCGTAAAAGTCCCTGAGCTTGAACTCGTCTTGTTTCTCGTTATGGTGTGTCATTTCGTCCCTTGCGCAAAAACGCAAAGACGCAAAAACGCTTATGCTTGACACCCCAATCGTCGGGCCTAAACTGATGGCGTGTAGCAACACGTCCGCCTTTTCAAGATATCTGCCCGCTTAAACAGATACCTCGATATAGCAAGGTTGGATCAGAAAGGCCCCGTATCATGGGGAATATCAAGCAGAAAGGCCGGGGCCGCAAACCCCGGCCTTTTTGCTTTTGTGCGTCTTGAAAAATAAAAGAAAACTAGCGGGTGGCCGCCAGTTTATCCATTTTCTCTGTATTCAGTGAAAATTATTCTCTCTTTATCGAATGATGCCCCTAGAGGTCTTCATTACCATGCCTATCACTACCCCAATCGTTCGAAAATTGCCATCAATCTGAGTGACTGGAAACTGAGGGTTCAGAGCTCGCAAATAGCTTTGTGAACCATCCTGTACAAGTTTTTTGAACGTTGGCGCTGTCGGGTCTGAGGTGTAGCCGACGATGAAATCGTTAACGCGAGCCTCTTGGGCCGGGTCAACGAAAATCAGCGCGCCGGCTGGAAATGCAGGGCCTGCCGGCGCGTGCATCGATTCATCCCGAACCGACAAGAAAAATCCGCGTGTGGCCTGGCTGTCGAGAGGGACTTCCCACGGCGTACCACTCGGAAGCCTAGATATATCAGGGTTTTGCGCCCATTCATGCGCCAGTTCCCACGGCACAATCGGCACCCGGCGAGCATGCTCGGACGGGGCCAGTGCGGCGTTTGGCGAGATACTTTCCTCGATAAGCTTGTCGATCGACGTGCCAAAAGCGGCAGCGATCGCATAAGCCTTATCGACTGAGGGGTTCGAATTTTCCTTTTCAATATCGCTCAAGTACCCGGTGTAAATGGCTCCACCTGTTTCATCGCACAGGCGTTGCATCGACCATCCGAGCTCTCGGCGACGCCGCAATACAGCGGGGCCAATAGTGATCTGTTTTTTCATAGCGGCTTGCTCCTCCTGATGCCTATTGTCCTCTCTGAATGCTGAACGCATCCAATCTATAAGCAGAGATTTTCTTGCGTATTTCACTCTGTATATAGAGAATGTGGGCCAGTCCACATTTGCCCCATACAGAGAGGGTTTTTTGCTATGCCGAAACGTACGGAAAAGGAAGCCCTGCTCCACCTGACCGCCGAATGGTTTAAAAATTCGGAATGGTCTATGGAGCGTTTCGCGCATGACGCGCTGGCCCCGGCCTTGGCCGCTGCCGGTTTGATTGAGCCTCTCGGTATTCCTGATGATGGGGTCGAATACCTGCGAGCACGCAAGGCGTGGGGCCAGCAGGTCGCTCGGATCTTTCACGGCAGCAAGCCGTTTCCGCTTGAGTGGAAATGGCTATGGATTAACAAGGTAGCAGAGCCGTACCGCACGCAGATCCTGACCGAGTGTCAGGCGCTGGCCGGCTGCATGAATGTGCCGCTGCCGGAGATCCGGACGGTCGATGGTGTGCGCTCTGCCCGGGCTCGCATCGGCGAAGTAATGACCGAGGTTGGTGAGTTCTTTACAGCGGCTGCTGTGCCGTCTGGCGATGGCCAATACGACCGCGAGGATTGTCAGGACGCCGCCCGGGAAATGCTGACCAAGGGTGTCGAAGCCATTCAAGCGATCGTTGCCGAGCTGCACGCAGTTGCCGCCGGCGCCGGCGTCGATCTCCCGGCGCTGTCGCTTTCGCCCTCCCCGCGTACTTTGTGAGGGGCTGGCCGTGAGCGATACAGTCAAAAATCCCGAAAAGAAAAAACGTGTCCGCCCGCCTCGTACTGCGCTGATCCGGGCGCAGGACGCTATGCGTCAATCCGAAGCCACCAAGCGCAAGAAAGAGCGCGAGGAGAAGCTCGGAATGCGCGTGCTCAGTGGCGAGATCTACCGCAAAACCGACGAGGATCTCGCGGCGTTGCTGGCAGCAACTGGCTGTGAGGAGATCGAGGTCGTTGCCAACATGATCTCGCGAATGGCGGAACTGATGCGCCGTGATTCTCACGCCTTTGAAGTTTTGACCAGTCACAAGCCGTTGCCGGAGGTGTGGCATGGCTGACTGGATGCGTCTTTTCGTGCTGTCGCCGCATGTCCGCGTGCTGGTGATTAACGAAGTTCCAGCGGGCGGCGACGTTCCCGCCCTGCGCCTCGAGGCGAAAGTTTTCGACCACGATGTCGAGCGCCGCTTCCCAATGCGAACGCAGGACGAGGCGGATTATGGCTTTGCTGTCACCGACGAGCTGAGTGTCGCTTACTGGCTGACTACCGAAGGCGCCAAGCGGGAGGCCGACCATGCCCGATGCTTGTGATCGTATGGTCGACATGCAACTCAAGATCGCAGACGAATTCGCGGCCAAGCGAGTTTTAAAGGCCGTGGTCGTTGTTCCGCTGTTTGAAGACTGTGTGTCGTGTGGGGATCCGATTGCTCCTGATCGACTTGAGGCGGAGCCAATGGCATGCCGCTGCATTGGCTGCCAAACCCTTTTCGAGATCCATGGGAGCAAAGCGACATGGAAGCCAATCAAATATTGAGCCTCGGGCGCAAGCCTGTAGCTCGCCCCCTGCCCTCCCTGCCTGAATCGACATACGTTGAGGTGGTGGAGGGATCCCAGGCACCAAAGGCCCCACAACTACGTCACCGCAAGCCACGTCGTCAGTATGAAGCGCATGAGCGCGGCATGGCTCGCGCGTTGGTGCTGGGGTCGTTCCTCGGCCCGCAGTTTTACCGCGAAGACGATGGCACCTACGTTGCGCCTTACACGATTGAAAATACCCGGGACTCGTTCCCTCGGCGCTTGCTCGAGGATTTGGCTGTCTGCCAAACCGAAGGCGGCGAGGATGGGCGCTTGCCTGCTGACTACGTGGCCAGCTTGGCTCGAGGTACTACCCGGATGATTGCCAGCGAGACGCGGCCAAAGAAAAAAGGCGCAATACCCCTCGGCCCATTTGCTTTTCAGGACGCGCACGTCGTGAAGACTGTCGGCGCCATGGCCACGGAATACGGCCAGTGGCTGCGCTACGGCTACGGCGACTCGAAAGAGTGGAGCGACGAGGCTGGGCTCGTTGTCGCGCTGTGGCAGCGTGTGGAGCCTCAGCTCGGCAAGATTCAGGCGAAGACTCGAAAGTCTATGCAGGCTCTCGCGCACCTCGCCGTACAGAATTTCCGTTCGCTGGCGAACAGCGGCAAAACCGTACACCCGGCGTTCCGCCTGCGCGAGCTGCTGGGCGTCTCGGAATCAAATTGGGATCAGCATTGGGCAAAGCGCTGGCAGCTCTGCGAGGACGAGCTCTGGCGCCTTGATGATGAAGCCTTGCGGGATCTGCTCAAGCGCTTAGACGGGTATGAGTTCGTTTTGGTCGATCGGGGGATTTAGGGATGATTCAGGAATTCCCGGTTTGCATCCATTGCGGCGAGGAGCCTGTTGAGCGCAAGGATACCGCCACGGATCGAACGCTTGTGGCCTGCTCGAGCTGCCGGGCTCGCGGCGCTGCAAGTCTGTCAGTTGCTTACGCGCGGTCGACGTGGCGGCTTGTGAACGATCAGACGCTTCCGCCTCACGGCTGCAAGAAGTCCGCACAGCCTCGGTTCTTTCAGCGGGAATCGTTGTGGGGTTGGTATTGTGCCGGGTGCCATGAGCAGGAGCCGGGCTTCTCGACGCTCGAGGGTGCTGTCTCCGGTTGGATGCGGGCAAGCCGCTAAAGCGCATTTGCGCAAAAACGTTTTTGCGCAAAATGCGCTTATTGGGAGTTGCGATGGACGCTCGAGCCGTAGAGTCATTATTGAAGGGATTGATGGGTGGTGAGTTCTCGAGCCTGAGCGTCTCATTCAATGACCATGCATCGTATTACTACACGGCTGATAGGGCTGTTGAGGATGGCGATTATGATCGGGTGCAGTGGGTGAGTGAGGAGGAGCGCGCGAAGGCGATCGAGCTGAATAGCATATGGTTGGTGCAGTGGTATCCGGACACGCCTGTAGGCTCCTGCACGATCGGGGCGTCGACGCTGATCGCATGCCTTGAGTTTCTTTCTGCCATGCGGGCAGAAGACAGTCAGAGCGTCTAAGGCGTAAAAACGTAAAAGCGCATATGCGCAAAAACGCTAAAGAAAAAATATTGCTGAAAAGCTTGCAAAAGTAAGGGTAAAAAGCTAAATTATCCATTCTGTCACAAGACCGAACCAAAAAGCCCGCCTAGTGCGGGTTTTTTCGTTTCCGCGTCTTAGTCCTAAGCCCCGCCCCTGTGCGGGGCTTTTTCGTTTCTGGAGGCCCTCAATGGTGGGCAAAGATGTCGTTTCGACAGTGGCGGTCGCGAACGTCTCCGCCGGCGCGGAGGCAGCAAAGCTCGCGCCGCTCGCTGCTGCGTTCACCGTGGGTGGTCTGACTCCGTTTGATTTGGCGTACATCCTCGCCGCCGCTTACTCGGTGATCCTGATCCTGCATTTCGTTGTGGGGAAATGGATCGTTCCGCTGTGGCGAATGTTGCGGAGCAGGCGCGCCGCTCGCATCGCTGAGGATGTGGGCAAATGACGCTGGTGCAGCGGATTGCTGCTGCTGTCGCGCTGGCCTTGGCTTCGGTCAGTGGCACCGCTGTCGTGATGCCCCAGGAGGCGGAGCGGATCGTAATCACCGCAGGCCTGTACGTGCTCACTCCAGAAATGGAGGGCACGCGCTTCGAGGCCTATCCGGACACCGGGGGGATTTGGACGATCTGCACGGGTCACACGGGCGGCGTCTCCGCCGGCGATCGTGCAACGCCTGACGAATGTGCGGCTTACTTCCAAGGCGATGTGCGCGAGGTGCTGGAATTCCTCTGGCGTCGCCTGACCGGCCCGGTTTCGCTGTTGTGCAAGGTGGCGATTGCGGATCTCGGCTACAACATCGGAACGCCTGCGCTCGGTCGCTCGACGCTGTTGAAGTTGGCAAATGCCGGCGATCAGCGCGGGGCCGCTGAGCAGTTCATGCGCTGGACGTATGTTGGTGGCAAGGATTGCAAACTCGCTTCCTCGAAATGCTCCGGCATCGTCAAACGCCGCGCGGTTCAGCGCGAACTCTGCATGGTGGGTCTATGAAACTGGTTAGCGGGTGGCTGATCGGGGCGATCGTTATTGTGCTCGTCGCGTGCGGAGTACTTTTGTACTCCTTGGGTGTTGAACATGGCGGCGCCGCCGAAAAGGCGAAAGCTGTGAAAGCGGATAACGCTCGGTTGAACGCTGCTTTCGAGCAGGGTCAGGCGCTGGGCACAGTAAAGGAAAAGGTCGTTACGGAATACGTCGACCGCATTGTCACGGTTTACAAGGCCGGGGCGACGATCACTAAAGAGGTTCCGGTCTATGTGTCGAAAGCTGCTGATGCTTCCTGCGTTGTTACTCGCGGCTTTGTCCGGCTGCACGACGCAAGTGCCGCAAACGTGCCAGTTTCCGGAGGCCCCCGGGTCACTGATGATGCCGGCTCGGGAATTGCGCTCTCTGCCGTCGCCGCAACCGTCAACGACAACTACACCGACTGTCACGCCAACGCCGAGCAACTGACGGCGCTGCAAGCGTGGGCGCGCGGATCTCATGCGGTAACGAGCGGGGGCGGCAATGGCCAGAAAAAAGTATCGAGCGAGTGAGCTGGTCGCGGGGAAAACGATTTTCATATCGTCTGTCAGGCCGCGCCGCTCCGGATTTGTTCCGATCGTCACGGAGCACTTGATCGGCTCCGAGAATGATCCTGTGGCTGAGCCATGGTGCTTTGCTTTCTATCGATTGCCGCCGTCGCTTGTGCTGTCGGGTTTCGGCTGTGGGCCAATTTTCAAAACGCGGCGCGCGGCTTTGGCTGACGCGAACGCATGGTGTAAGCGATTCAATCATTCGGGGAAAGGACACGATGTCTGAGCAAGAACAGAAGGTGGAAGCAATCATTCTCAGCGCCGGCCTCGTTGCTCCGCGCCTGACGCCGGCGATGATCGATCAACTGATGGCGGGCGTTACGTACTCGACTCATGTTGTCCCAGGCACTACGACCACGGTTGCTTACGCTGTGGCGCCGAGCGGGTTCGTGCTGTGTGCCGGCGAGAGCGCGTGCGCCAGTCCGGAGAACTTCAATCCCGCGCTCGGTATCGAGATCGCCATCACCAAGGCGCGCACCATGGCCCGGGATAAGCTGTGGGAGTTCGAGGGTTACCGACTCAAGCAGGCACTGCATGAGGTGAGCACGGGCACGGCATCCAAGGCGCTCGAGCAGATCCGCGCGGTGCTATCCCGCGCGCCCTCGCTGGCTGGCGAATGCACCGGGCAGCGCCTGCCCTGTCCGTGCGGTTCGCCCGCCGAGGCGTGACGCACCACGCCGGTGCAGGCCCCCTGCATTTTAGGTACTCCCTCGGCCCCCTGCCCGTCACGGGTTCGGAACTCGCGGGCTTCGCGCGGTTTTGGATTTTGTTTTTCGAGTCCTTTCTTCCTTTCTCGAGGCCTCCCGCAAGCTGTGACCCACTTGGCCGTGAGGCCAGACGCGGCGGGGCCTCAACCTGTTTACGCACAAGCGCAAAAACGCAAAAACGCAAAGGACTAAAAACGTCTTTGCGTCTTTGCGTTTTTCCGTTTCGAGTCCTTTCTCCATGGGCAAGATAATCAGCAAGAAGGAACTCGCCGAGCTGATCGGAAAGTCGGAGCGGTGGGTGACCAATCTGATCGCCGATGGTTTGCCCACGGCTGGCGGAGGAGGCAAAGGCACTCCGCTCAAGATCGACAGCCAAGCCGCGATCGAGTGGCTTATGGCCCGGGAAGTTCGCCGGGAGGTTGGCGGCGAAGATGACGAGGAGGGCGGCACCGGATCCGGTACCGCATCCGCCGAGGATCGCGCCTTGAAGCGCGCCCGCCGCGAAAAGCTACAGATCGAAATCGACGTGGCGCTCGGTCGGCTGGTGCCGGTGTCGGCGGTCGCGTTCTTCCACACAACTATTGCGGCGGTGTTCGCAACGCAGCTCGATGCGCTTCCGAGTCGGTTGGCAAGTGAAATGGCGGTGATGAATGACCCTGCACTCTGCCGAGCTCGAATATTTGAAGAAACGCGGCGTGTCCGAGCTGCTACAGCCGACCGCCTCGAATCTCGCGCATCTGAGCTCGTTGCTCAAGTTGGCCAACTCCGTATCGACGGCAGCGACGATGGTGAAGGCGCCGCCCCCGAGGACGGCTGACGAATGGGCGCGAGATAATCGTGTTATGCCCCCGTCCTCGCCAATCCCGGGGCCGTTCAATCCAGATGCAAACCCGTACATGCGCCCGGTGGCGTGGGCATTTGCTCAGCCTTGCTTTAGTCGCGTCACGTTCGTGATGGGAACGCAGATGGGCAAGTCGGTGACGATGGAAAACATCTGCGGTCACCGCTTGGATGAAGACCCGACGCCGATCATGTATGTCGCGCCAACGGCGCCGCTCCTGAAAAACACGATCATTCCGAAATTCATGGACATGATTAAGGGCGCCGCCTCGCTGCTGAAAAAGTTCGACGCGGCTGGCTCGTCAACGTTCGTGAAATGGCTCGCCGGCACAAAGCTCCGGTTTGCTTGGGCCGGTTCGCCGACTGAGCTCGCCGCCGACTCCGCTGGCTTGATTCTGGTGGACGAGGTCGATCGCGTGGTTAACACCAGCGAGGGCGACACGATGGAGATCATCGAAGCCCGGGGCGACGCATACGTCGATTCGAAAGTCGGTTATACGGCGACGCCAACCGCCGGCAAGGTCAGCAAACGGCCCCATGAAAAAACAGGGCTGATGCACTGGCAGAAGGGCAAGGCTACTGCGATTCGCTCGAAGGTCTGGCAGTTGTGGCAGGCCGGAACGCGGCATGAATGGGCAGTCCCTTGCCCGGATTGCGGAGAGTATTTCATCCCGTGGCATGACCTGCTTTGGTGGCCAGGCAAGGGCTCCGCCGAGGAGTGTTCACCGGATGAGGCTGAGCAGAACGCTCGGCTTGTTTGCCCAAGTCAGGGCTGCATGATCGAGGACAAGTGGCGGCAATGGATGAATGCCCGGGGCGTCGCTGTAGCGCCGGGCGAGTCAATCACCAAGGCCGGCAAGATCGAGGGCGTCGCAGAGACTGCCGGGTTCACTCATTACTCGATCTGGATCTCGGGTCTCCTCAGCTTCGCCGCGAAAAAGTCTTTCGGCTTCCTCGCGAAAAAACTGCTCAGTGCTCAGCTCTCGGGCGATCCGGCAACCATGCAAGGCGTTTTGAATACCGGTTTCGGTGAGTGCTACGCCGAAGCCGGCGACGCGCCGAGCTGGGAGGAGATCAAGGGTATGCGCTGGGGATATGCAGAGGGCGAGCTCGTCCTCGCGCCGAAAAAGATTTTCTGCACGATCGACGTTCAGAAAAACCGGCTCGTCTACGTCATTCGCGCATGGTATGCGGGGCTTGCCTCGGCCTTGATCGAGCACGGCGAGCTTTGGGGTGATACCGATCAGGATGAAGTGTGGGATCTGCTCGGTGATCTGATCGATACCGAATACGACGGTGTGCCGATCAGCGAAACCGGGATCGACATTGGTTATCGAGACGATCAGGTTTATCGCTTTATCAATGAGCACAAAGGCAAGGCCGTTGCGCTGCGTGGTCGTGATCGCCTCGACAAGCCCTTCAAAAAGGAGCTCGTCGAGGTCAGCAAGCAGGGCAAGGTTCGCAAGCGAGGGGATGCCAGGTGGGCATTTGATTCGCCGCTGGCCAAGCGCTGGGTGCATAGCCGGTTTGGTCGTCCCGACACCCGGCCCGGGTGGTGGATCGTTCACCAGCAAGTCACCGACGACTATTGCAAGCAGTTGGTAGGCGAGGAGTGGCGCGAGGCAGAGGGGCGCTTTGCTCAGGTCGGCGAAAACCATTACCTCGACTGCGAGGCGATGCAATACATCATGGCCTTGCGCAGCAAGTTGCAGCGCCTCAAGACAGGCGCTTTAACCCTTGCGCAGCTAAAAACTGCCTCCCGGGGTGAGGCTGCCGAGGGTGATGCGCCGGGCGATGCGCCCAAGGATGCAGCGCCGCCGGCGCCTTCTGCTGTTACAGCCGTTCCAGTGCCGCCGCCTCCTGCGCCGGTCAAGCGATCGCGCTTCAAAGTCAACAAGGGGTAACCCTCCGTGGAACCTAAAACGCTAAACGCTGGCGACTCTGTCGCATGGGCGAGGGCGGAGCCTGCTTATCCGGCCTCCGCCGGTTGGCTCCTGAGCTACGCATTTCGCGGGCCGGGGCAGTTCGATGTGATCGCAGTCGGTGGCTCGCCTTATCAGGTTGAGATTGCCGCCTCGGTCACCGCGACCTATCCGCCCGGGCTTTATCGCTGGGCCTGTTACGTCACGCGCGGCGACGATCGCAAAACCCTCGGGTTCGGTGAAACAACGGTGGTCGCGGACTGGCAGGGCCTTGATGGCACCGATGCGCGCACTCATGCCCGACGCATGCTCGATCTGATCGAAAAGGCCCTCGAGAAGCGGATCCCCAAGGATCAGCAGAGCTACGAAATCGACGGCATGCGGCTCGACCGGATCCCGATCGAGCGGCTCGAGGCTTTGCGTGTGCGGTATGCGCGCGAGGTTCGAAGCGAACAACGCACGTGCTCTCCGTTCGGGAGGGTCGTTAAAACGAGGATGTAAGGCATGCGCCTATTTGGACGCTCCGCCCGGGCGCCTGCGCCTGAGCGCCAAGATCCAACGGTGCCAGATGATCCGGGCAGGGCTGCGCAAGCAAGCTCGGCGCGTAACTTTCAGATGGCCCGAAACTCCCGCCTAACGCAGAGCTGGCAGCGTCGCCTGTCCACGGCGGACGCGAACCAGTTGGTATACGGCGATCACGCCGCGCTAACTGCCCGGGCGCGCGAGCAGTCGATTAACAACGGTTACGCCAAGCGCTTTTATCGGCTGCTAAAGCAAAACGTCGTTGGCCCGTTCGGGATCAACCTCATGTCGAAGGCGGTTGATATCGCGGGCGAGCCCGATCGCAAAACTCGCAAGCTGATCGAGGCGGAGTTTTTTGAGTGGTGCGAGCGTGGCAATTGCGATGTCACGCGGACTTACTCGTTTATCACGTTCCAAAAGCTCTGGATCGAAACGCTCGCGCGTGATGGCGAGGTGCTGGTCCGGATCGTGAAGAACTTCAAAAACTCCCACCGTTTCGCGGTGCAGATCCTCGAGGCCGATCGCCTCGACATCAATCTGAATCAGTTGCTCGACAACGGCAATCGGATCCGTATGGGTGTCGAGCGCGATGAATGGGAGGCGCCTGTCGCGTACTGGTTGCTGCGTGACCATCCCGGCGACGTGTTTATCGGCAGGCCGGAGGAAAAATACCAGCGTATTCCGGTCGATCAACTTCGGCACACGTTCGATCCATGGCGCCCCCATCAATCCCGGGGTTTTACATGGACGCACGCCTCGGCCCTCGAGCTGCATCACCTCGGTGAATATCGCAACTCGGAAATGGTCGCGGCAGAGCAGGGCGCCAAGATCACCGGCGTTTACGAGCAGAACGCCGAGTTCCTCGAGCCGCCGGCAGATGATGAGGCCGATGCGGAGATCGAGGAGGTCGTCGAGGCCGGTACGAACAAGCTGCTGCCGTATGGCGTGACGTGGAAAGCCTTCAACAATAACCATCCCTCGACGAACTTTGCGCCGTTCACCAAGGCCGGTCTGCGGGGTATCGCGGCGGGCCTGGGGCCGGGCTACAACAAGCTCGCGCAGGATCTCGAGGGTGTGAACTTCTCGGCGCTGCGCTCTGGCGAGCTCGATGAGCGCGACTTCTACAAGGACACGCAGCAATTCGTGATTAGCGAGCTGCTGAATTTTGTAGGTCGGGCGTGGCTGGACATGGCGGTTCTGTCGGGTCGTCTGAATCTCCCTCCGAGCGGTTACGACCGTTACAGGAAATTCGAGTGGGCTCCGCGTGGTTGGGACTGGGTGGATCCGAGCAAGGACGCCAAGTCGGCGACCGAGTCGATCGGCAACCGCACCAAAACCCGTAGCGAGTACATCCGCCAAAGCGGTCGCGATCCTGATGAGGTTTTCGACGAAATGGCTCGGGAGGAGGAGCACTTGCGCTCGCTGAACCTGATCGGTGCTGCGGCGCCGGCTCAAAAATCCGAGGAAAAATAATGCCCCCACCAAACAATCCGGCGAGCGATTCGTCGCCGGAGATTTTGTTGCGCCAGTTGGAAGGCAAACCGCTGCATCGGTCGATGCTGGTCGACCTGTCCACGCTGGACGAAGAAAAGCGCACCGTCGAGGTTGCGGTCTCGAGCGAGTACCCCGTCCGCCGTTGGTTCGGCATGGAGATCCTCGATCACTCCGCAACGTCGGTCAATTTGGCCCGGCTGAAATCCGGCGCGCCATTCCTCGACATGCACGATCGCTGGACGCAGATCGGCGTGATCGAGGATGCATGGCTCGACGCTGACAAAAAGCTTCGCGCTCGGGTGCGCCTCTCGAAAAACCCCGGCGCCGAGGAGATCTGGCAGGACATCAAGGACGGTATCCGCCAGAACATTTCGGTCGGCTATGACCCGATCACGATGGAGCTCGAGCGTACCGAGGGTGATGTCAAGTTTTACCGCGTCACGCGCTGGGAGCCTTACGAGGTTTCGAGCGTTTCGATTCCGGCTGACCCGACTGTGGGTGTAGGCCGCTCTCTCCCTGAAATTGAAAAACCGGACACAACCGTTCGAGGAAATCTGATGCCTCCTGAAAACAATGCTGTACCTGATGCGGCCTCGATCGAAGCCGCTGCCAATCAGCGCGCCGCTGACATCCTGACGCTGTGCGCGCGTCACAACGTGAATGATCTCGCTATGCCGTCGATCACTGGCGGTCTGAGCGTCGATCAGGTTCGCGCCAAGATCCTCGACGGTATGAAGCCTGAGGCGACTGCGCCGGGGCCTGAGGTTCGCGCCAAGGGCGATCTGCCGCAATTCAAAATCGACGTATCGGCGCGCGGCTTGGGCCTGAGCAATCAGGAGGTGCAGAAGTATTCGCTGATGCGCGCCTTGAATGCTGCGGCAAATGGCGATTGGAAGGACGCCGGTTTCGAGCGCGAGGTGTCGATCGCTATCGGTGACGCCATGGGCAAGGAAGCGCGCGGCATCTATGTGCCGCATGACCTGCTGGCCGCGCGCGGCATGTCCACGGCGGCGGGCAAGGGTCAGGAGCTGATTGCTACCGACCTGCGTAGCGACCTGTTCGTCGACATGCTGCGCAATAAGGCGGTGATGATCGCCCTCGGCGCCAAGGTTCTCTCGGGTCTGCAAGGTGACGTGGACATTCCGAAAAAGGTCGGCGGTGCGAACTTCTCGTGGATCGCGGAGAACGCAAACGTCCCGCTGTCGGACATGGATCTGACCACTCTCGGTCTCAAACCGAAGACGATCGCCGGTGCGATTCCGGTATCGCGAAAACTGCGTAAGCAGTCCTCGTTGAGCGTCGAAAACATGATTGTTCAGGATCTTATCAACGGCATCGCTGTTGCTCTGGATCTGGCAATGCTGATCGGCACCGGTGAAGACTCGCAGCCGCTGGGCCTGCTCAATCAGCCGGGTGTGCCGGGTCTGACCTACGGCGCAGGCGGTATCACGTTCGGCGATCTGGTCGACATGGAAACGAAGGTGGCCACCTTCAACGCCGACGTAAGCGCAATGAAGTACCTGACCAGCGTTGTACAGCGCGGTTACGCGAAAAAGACCAAGGAAGATCCGGACGGCTCTGATAGCACCAAGATCTGGCGCGATAACCAGATCAACGGTTACGGCTCCATGGCATCGAACCAAGTGCCGGCGGATACCTGGGTGCATGGTGACTGGTCGCAAGCAATGATCGCGATGTGGGGCGCACTGGATCTCAAGCCAGACCCATACGCACTGGCCGGCAGCGACGGCTTGATCGTGCGTGTGTTTCAAGACTGCGACGCCGGTTTCCGCAACCTGTCCTCCTTCTGCGTCAGCAAGAAAGCCGCATAAGCAAGCGGGCAGCCTTAGGGGGCTTTTAGCCCCCTTTCTAATTCTGATTCTGGAGTCCGTTCATGGAACTCATTTTGAGTTATCTGGTTATCGTCCTGAGTGACATTTGGCACAAAGGAAAATTGGTGGCGGAGGGTACGCCGCTGGAAGTGACGCGCGCAGAGCGCGCGGGAATGCTGCCGGCCACTGCTCGCGATGCAACTGCCGAGGAAATCGAACGCTATCGCGGCGGTGCCGCGCAGGGGAATGACGATGCAGGTGCTGGACTGTCGGAAGCGAAAGCCGAATTCGACGCGCTGGCGGAGCAGCATTCGACGTTGCTCGAGGAGGTCGACGCGCTGGAGCTGAAAAAGCAGGTCGTGACCGGTGAGCTCGAGGCGCTGGAATCGGGCAAAGAGACTCTGGCCAGCGAGCTCGAGGCGCTGGAAGTGAGCAAAAAGGCGTTGGCCGAGCAGGTGACGGCGCTGGAAGCGAAAAAGACCGCGGCTAGCAAGGCGGCAAAATGATCGGCGCCGATGACCTGCAGGATTTTTATGATCCCGAGGAATTCGGCTGCACCGTCCAACTGATCGAGGTGGGGCAGAAGCCTCGCTCGGTCAACGGGATGTGGGGCGCACCGGTGGCGTTTGGGCGGATGCAGCGCTCGGGCAGTCCATCCACCGGCGCAACTCTGCGTGTAAAGCCGGGCATCGATTACGTGCAGTTACCCAATGACGAGCTGCCGGCGGATCACACGACTACAAAGGTCGTTGCTGATGATGCCGAGTATTCGATCACCGAGATCGCTCCTCTCGGTCGGCTCCGATCGCTTTTGACGTTGGTGCCTTACGGCGATCGAGCTGCGCGCCAAGGAGACGAAAAATCCAATGGCTGGCTTCCAACTAAACCTCGCGCTGTCTGAGGGGCTCGCGCAGGTTCCGGAGATCCTGAATCGGATGCGCCGCGAGCTCGATCTCGCTGCGGCCCGGGCGCTGCGTAAAACGGCCAATTGGCTACGCACGCACAGCACCAAGGAAATCGCGAAAGAGCTGAAAATCTCGCAGAGCCCTCTGCGGCATCGATACGACGTGTACACCCGTGCCGCCGGCAAAGAGGTGAAGGTCTGGGTCGGACTGCGGCCAATCTCGGTTCATTACCTCGGGAATCCGAAGACAACGTCGACCGGTGTTTCGGTTGGCCATCGGGCCTACGAGGATGCGTTTATCGGGCAGCCGAAGAATGGCACGCCGATGGTGTGGATGCGCAAAGGGCGCGAGCGGCTCCCGATCGCGGTTGTTCGAGAGGATTGGGAGGGGCCTGCGCTGACCGTGCTCGAGCGTTGGGAGCAGCGTGCGCAGGAACGTTTCGTGGAGTTGTTCGAGCAGGAGGCGCGGTATGTCCTCGAGAGTTCTAAATAAGCCGTCTGATCTGTTTTTTGCGATCGGCGACGCGATCTTGGCTGCCGATATCGGCGTTCAGGTTGGCAACTATGACGATTTTGACGGCACGGTCACAGACGCGACTGTCCTGATCGAATTCGAGCGCACGGCGCCGGCAGAGCGAACCAAGGACGGGCGCAAAGGGCATCTTGTTACGGTGACTCTGCATGCGGTGGTGGCGCGGTGGCGGGAGCATTCGACGCTTGAGGCGACGAATCTGGCCGGCGTGCTTGCGGATTTGGCCAAGGATAACCGGTGGGGCTTGCCGGGCCTTCAATGCGGCGTGCCGAAGAATATCTACACCTCGCCCTCGATGTTCCAAGGTGGGGAGTCCGGTTACGACGCATGGGGCGCGACGTTCGCGCAAGTGATCGGCCTCGGGCCTCCGTTGCTCGAGGATCCTACTCTCGGCCCAAGCAACAACGCGCCATTTGTGGCGTATTCGTGGGAAGTCGAGAGCGTGGATGACCCAGGCCAATACAGTCGCCTCGAGGTGTAGTGATGTTTGATGCGCTGTTGCGAATGCAGCTTGGCCCGATCATCGATCGGCTGCTCGAGCTCGAGGCCGAGGTCGAGGATCTCAATCGCCGATCAGAGAGTTTCTGCCGAATAGGAACCTGTCAGGAGGTCGATGCCGGTGCGGGCCGGTGTCGGGTGACTCATGGGGAGCTGGTGACGCCGCCGATTAAGTTCTTCAATCCAAGCGCCGGCGAGCAGAGCGAAACGCGGATCCCCTCGGTCGGTGAGCAGTGTTTGTTGCTCAACTATGGCGGCGGCGAGGGCTCGGCGCAGTCGGTGGCTTTGTTCGGATTGACCTCAGCTGCGTTCCCCCCGGTGTCCAAGGTGGCCACGCTGACGCGCCGAACCTACAAGGACGGCACGGAAAGCAGTTATGACGCGCTAGCCCATGTCCTCGACTGGAAAAACGGCCCTGCGACGCTCAAGGCGGCGAGGGAGGGGGTGGAGCTCAAGGTGGGTGCGGCCATCTTGACCATGAAGCCCGACGTGATCGAGCTGAAACTCGGCGGGGTTGGCATGCAGATCAATGCCTCGGGCGTCCATTTCCTCGGCCCGCTGGTGGATCACCAAGGGAAACTAATCAGCACAGCGTAAAGGCCCCCAATGATCGACATCGATAGAAATACCGGGGCCACGGTTGAAGGCTGGGCGGCGTTCGTCAACCGGGCAACCCGGGCGCTGACCACGCCGCTAGGAACACGGCAAAAACGTCCGCTGTACGGCGCCGAGGTCATGGGCCTGCTGGGTCAAAACCTCGGCGATGATTTGCTATTGCTCGCGCAGAGTCATGCGGCAGACGCTTTTTATAACCCTGACAACGGGGTCTCGGAATTCAAGCCTGACGTAATCGTCGCGACTCGTAACGGCGCCGGTCTGGTGCTGCGCTTCTCCGGCACTTGGCGCAATGAAACGAAAGAGTTTGAGGTGGTGACATGAGCGGCATGCTGATACCCGGTCAGAACCAACTGGCCGAGCCTGAGATCGTGCACGTTGAAAACTTCGAGGATCTCCTCGCGGAGTTCAAGGCGTTCGTAGTTGAGTACGTGGCCACCAAGTCACCGGCGGACGCGGACAAGCTGGAAGCCAGTCTCGAGAACAAAAGCGCGCTACTTACGCTTGCGCTCGAGGCGTTTACGGTTCGCTTGCAGACGCAGGAGCGGAAATACAACGCCAGAATCAAGCAAATGCTCGCGTGGTGGGCCACTGGCTCAAATCTCGATGCTCGCCTCGCGGATATGGGCCTCGAGCGGCAGTTGCTCGATGCCGGCGATCCTGATGCTTATCCGCCGATTCCTCCGACCTACGAAAGCGAGGAGGCCGCGCGGTTGCGCTATTACCTCGCTCCGCACGCTCCGGCAGCGGGCTCGCGCATGCAGTACCGCCGCGAGGTGTTGACCTTGGGTGATCGCCCGGTCGTTACGGTTGGAGCTCCGTCTGCCGGTGTCGTCACGGTGACTTACAAGTTCGATCCCGGCAGCTATGCCGCGCAAGTGAAGGACGGCAACGGTCGCCGAACGGGCCCGGGGGAGGTGATGGTGACCGTGCTGGCTCGGGCCGGTGACGGTACGCCAAGCGCCGAGCTCCTGGCCGCCGTGCGCGGGCACTTTGCTCGCGATGATGTGAGACCGGAAACGGATTCCGTCACGGTGCAAGCGGCGCAGATCGTGCCTTACAAGATCCGCGCGGTCGCTTATATCAATCCCGGGCCTGATGCGGGGCTGACAAAGGCGTCGGCTCAGGCATCGTTACAGGCCTACGGATTGAGCTGCCATCGGCTGCAAGGGCGCGTGGATCCGAGCTGGATTGATTACACGCTACACAATGCCGGCGCTGTGCAGCTCAAGATTCTCGAGCCTTTGGCTCCGATCGTGACCACGGCCTATCAGGCGCCATATTGCACGGCGGTCGATATCGAGGTCGTGACGTTATGACGGACGATTTTGATGTCGTTCGCCGGGGCCTTCTGCCGGTCAACCGATCGCCTCTCGAGGCTGCGCTCGATCTCGGTTTCGCAAAGCTGCTCGAGCGGATCGATCCGCCGTTTCCTGACCTGATGGATCCGCGCCAAACCCCGGTCGAGTTTCTGCCGTATCTGGCGGCTGATCGGGGTGTCGGTGAGTGGAATCCTGATGCTCCGGAGGCGGAGAAACGGTTGACGGTTGAGCTCGCGTGGCCAACCAAGCGTCAGGCCGGCACGCGCCGCGCACTGGAAAACGCGGTGCGGGGCTTGCAGTTGATTCCGGATGTTGTGGCGTGGCATGAGCGCACGCCACGCGGTACGCCGTATAGCTTTTCGGTCAGGGCGTATTCCGAGCAGCCTTATTCGGAGGAAATGGACGAGCGCCTCGATCGCCGCCTCGCTGACGCAAAAAGCGAGCGCGATGTTATCTCGGTAACTGTGGGGCTCAGTGCGTTCGGCACTCATTACATCGGTGCTGCGACCATTTGCGGCGAGCTGACCAGTATTTATCCGTTTGTCCTTGAGGGTCTGGAGGAGTCCGGTCGGTCATTCGTGGCGGCGGGGCAGTACACCGTTGAGACGACCTCTATTTATCCAATTATCGGCGATGGTGTGGAGGCGTCCGGCGAGTCATTTATGGCTGTTGGGCACTACGTCGTTGAGTCGATCACTATCTATCCTCAGGAGGCCTAATGGCTGACTATTACACCTTGCTGACTAACGCGGGGATCGCTTACGAGACGGCCTGCAAAGCCGCCGGAAAGGCCATCAAACTGACGCAGATGTCGGTGGGCGATGGCGGTGTAAACGGTGTTTACAATCCGGATGCGAGCGCTACGGCGCTAAAGCGCGAAGTGTGGCGCGGCAGTTTGAACGCGCTGTTTCAGGATCCGGCAAACCCGAATTGGTTGTTGGCCGAGGTAACGATCCCTCCGGAGGTCGGCGGCTGGTATGTCCGCGAGGCTGGGCTCTGGACTGACACCGGGGTTCTGTACGCCATTATCAAATATCCGGAGTCGTACAAGCCGGCAATGGCGGCATCGGGTACCGGGAAAGAGTTCTACATCCGATCGATTTTTGAGACGAGCAACGCGGCGCTGGTCACGCTGTCGATTGACGACACTATCGTCAAGGCGACGCGAGCATGGGTGACAAGTTTTGTCGCTGACGAACTCGCAAAGCTCGATCAAAAGCAGTCGGTTCGAGTGGCAACTACGGCGAATATTGCGCTGGTAGGTGCTCAGGCGATCGACGGTGTTGCCGTGGTGGCTGGTGATCGCGTTCTGGTGAAAAACCAGACGCTGGCTCGGGAAAACGGCGTGTATGTGGCAGCCGTTGGCGCATGGGTTCGCGCAAAGGATGCGGACAATTCAAGCAAGGTGACGCCAAATATGATCGTGTCGGTGGAGACCGGCGCGGTGCAGGCGGACACTATCTGGCAATTAATTACCGACGGCGCGATCGTGGTCGGAACTACGGCGCTGACCTTTCAAGATGTCACGGCGGGTTTTGCGCGGTTGTTGTCGCCAGCTTTGGCGGGCAATCCAACGGCGCCGACTGCGGCGCTGTTCGATAACAGTAAGTCATTGGCTACGACTGAGTTTGTCGCGCGGGCCGCTGGCAACTATCGCGGGTTTACCAGCTTGACAGCTGCGGCCACGCTGACGGCGGCAGCAGCCGGCACGGTGGTTACGACCATTGGCGGGTTTACTGTGGCGTTGCCGCCGGCCAGTGCCATGCCAATGGGTGGCGCGATTCACTTCCATAACATCGGCGGAAACGTTGTCAACGTGGACTGTGCCGGTGCGGATTCGTACAACGTCGGCTCGGGCGAGCATCCCGTTAGCATCGCCGTGCAGCCAGGCACCTATCTCACAGTGGTGAGTAGTCCGGGTCAGGCATCGTGGTGGGCATGGGGCACGGCGCAGATGCAATACGCCAAGGCGCTTGGTTATACGCCGCCAAAATTCGATAACAGCAAAGCGCTGGCTACAACTGAATTTGTGCGTCAAGCGCTGGGTAGTTATGCCGATTCGGTGGCTTATCAGGGGAATACGAGCTTAACCCCGGCGGATGTCGGTCGTTTGGTCGCTATCGGGGGTACATCGGCTTACGCGACCTTGCCTGATGCAACCAATCTGCCGTTAGGCTCGGTGGTCGCTGTGCTGGCCAGTACGACTGTGGCGCTTAGTGTGCAGGCAAGGCCCGGCCAGTCGCTTGTCAGCCTTTCCAGCGTGGCGGGGCCGATTGCGATGGCGCCGTCGTCGATGGCTGTTTTTCGCCGCTTGAACGATGGCACCGGCTGGGTGCTTGAGGGTGGTGATACGGCGCTGAAATATTCGCCGGCGTTTGCCTCCAGTATCGGCGGGGCTGGTTGGGCCAAGCGCCCCGACGGCCTTATTGAGCAGTGGGGATCGGGCGTTACGGACGCAAACGGATACGTTTATGTAACCTTTCCAATCCCGTTTCCCACGGCTATGCGAAACATCACGCCTGTGCACGTCGGAGGCGATTGCCTAATGCACGCCGTCATGGGGACGGGGATTAGCAAAACAGGCTGCACTCTGCGTGTGCAAAACTCTACGAACACGTCCTCGGTGAACTGGCAGGTTTGGTGGCGGGCTATAGGGAACTAAAAATGAGCGAAATCGTGTTTTTCAGTCCGTCTATGTGTGGGGCTTATCGTCCTGATATTCATGGCGAGGACATGCCGGCGGACGTGGTCGAAGTGGCGGCAAGTGTTTATCAGTCATTGCTTGACGAGTTGTCGATCAGTCCAAAAAAGATGTCGTCCCGGCCCGATGGTCAGCCGGTGCTGATTGATCCGCCGGCGCTCGATTCTGACGAACAGGCGGTTGTCGAGCGGGCTTGGCGCGACGCGCAATTGGCGTCGAGTGATCCGCTGGTGTCAAGGCATCGCGATGAGATCGAGGAGGGTGGTGCGACTACGCTCTCGGCTGAGCAATACACCGGGCTGCAAGCGTACCGCCGGCAGTTGCGCGACTGGCCGCAAGGCGAGGAATTTCCGCTCGCTGAGCATCGTCCGCCGGCGCCGCCTTGGCTGCTCGAGCAAATCAAATAAACGCCCCGCACTGACGGGGCGTTTTCTTATCTGACAATCACCCGAAAGCCGCGCTGCGGCTTTTTTTGTGCATGGAGATCCTGCGCATGTCCCTCCGTAAAAATTACACCGTGCTGATTCCTTTCCCGAAAGGCGGCGGTCATTGGGCCGCTGCCGGCGAAAAACTTGATCTCCTCGCCGTAGAGGCTTCGGCCCTGCTGACCGCCGGGCGCATCGAGCTCACTCAAGAAACCAAGGCGAAGGCCAACAAATCGGAGGCCAAATAATGGCTGAGTCAACCAATTTCGAGCACAACGGCGTTACGATCAATTCGACTGAGTCGCCGGAGGCCATGGGCGGCCTCGGTGACAACGTGGTCGGTCTGGTCGGTACTGCGCCTAATCGCGCGCTGACGCTTCCGCTCAACTCCCCGATCCGTATCAGCTCGTTCGCCGATCACGCGCAGCTCGATACAACCGGTGCCGAGGAGGGCACGCTCTGGCACGCGGTCTATCAGATCCTCAAGGTGGTGAAGGTGCCGATCTACGTGGTGATCGTGGAGGAGGGTTTGACTCCCGAGGACACGATCAACAATGTCATGGGCGGCATTGATCCGACTTCGGGTCAAAAGCTGGGTCTGTCTGCGTTGTCCGGCGTGCCGGAGGATCTGACCATTATCGGCGCCCCGGGCTTTACCGGGACTAAGGCGATGGCGGGCGAGTTCGCGTCGTTTGGCAAGCGCATCCGTGCTCGCGTCGTGCTCGATGGCAAGGACGTGCCTGTCGCGGGTCAGGTGACCTACAGCGGCGAGCTCGGCGGCGCGGAACTTGGTTACGACCGCTGCCTCGTCATTCACCAGATGCCGGCGGTGTATTCCAAGGCGGCAAAAGCCAACGTGTTTCTGCCGCCGTCCACGCTGGCCATCGGAGCGCTTGCAGCGGTCAAGCAGTGGGAAAGCCCGGGTAACCAAGTTACCAACGCCGAGGACGTTTCTCGCTCGGTCGAATACAACATTCTCGACAGCTCCACCGAGGGTGATCTGCTCAACCGCTACGGGATCAGCTACTACGCGCGAACTGTCCTCGGTGGTTTCTCGCTGATCGGTAACCGCTCGATCACCGGCAAATTTATCAGCTACGTCGGTCTCGATGATGCGCTTAGCCGCAAGCTGGTGAAGGCGGCGCAGAAGGCGATGTCGAAAAACCTGACCAAGTCGTTCATGGATCAGGAAGTGAAGCGCATCAACGACTGGCTGCAAACCCTCGTCGCCGACGAGACGATCCCAGGCGGCAAGGTTTACCTCCATCCGGAGTTGAACAGCGTCGAGAAATACAAAAACGGCACTTGGTTCATCGTGATCGATTACGGGCGTTACGCTCCGAACGAGCACATGGTTTATCAGCTCAATGCTAGCGACGCGATCGTCGAGCAGTTCTTGGAAGGTGTTCTCTAATGTTTACGAACCGCGTAAGACAGGCCATCGCGGCCACTCTGCAAGGCCTGCCGTTGATGCATACCATTGACGAGTTCGATCCGCCGAAAGTCGAAATGGACATGGAGGAAATGAAGGGGGGCCGCTTCATCGCCGAAGAAATGGCCAAGGGTGCCAAGGTCTTGACTGCCAAGTTGACGCTGCAAGGCACTGGCGCCCCGATCATGCTGGCTCTCGGTGTGAGTGGCGAGGCGGACATTCTGTTGAACGTCCGCGAGGCTGGCCAAGATCAGGACGGTAACACTTGGTTCACCTATCACACGGTGGGCGGCAAGCTGAAAAGCCTCGAGGAGAAAACCCTCAAAATGGGTGATAAGCCGGTGACCATTCTCGAGATCGCGTGCCGCACCTATAACCGCCTCGAGAACGGGATCCCGGTTATCGACATCGATACCCGTACACAAACGTTCTTCCTCAACGGCGTTGACATCCTCAAGGATGCCCGCCGCGCCGTGCTGATGGCCTGATCGATCAGGGCTGGCCATTCACTTTGATCGCCGCCTACGGGCGGCTTTTTTTTGCCTGTAAGGAATTCCCTCATGTCTTGGACACCTCCGCTGCACAAGCTGCTTTCTCCAATCCAAAGCGACAAAGGTGAGCAGATCGCCGAAATCCAGTTCCTGCCCATGTTCTACGCGGCTCACCGGGCGGTTCTCGAGGACGTTGGTGATGATGAGGAGGCGCAGTATTTCGCTCTGGCGGGTCTGGCCACCGGCCTTTCCGAGACGGAGCTCGATCAGCTCAAGCGTCCGGACTACGTGACGATCTCGCAATACGTGCATGAGCAATCGCGGCTGCCGTCCTCGTACTTTATGGCCGGTGAGGAGTCGCCGAAAAAGCGCGGTTCCTCTCGCGTGGTGGCGATCACCAGTCAGAAAAAAGAGCCGGATCAGAACGTGGTCAAGCTCCTGCGTCCGATCGAGGTCATGGGTCGTTCTGTTGATTCGCTGACGCTCGAAATGCCCGCGCTCAAGGCAACGAAGGCGATGAAAAAGCTCGCCACGCCTGCGGAGCGAGCAGAGTTCATTACTGCCCATTGCACCGGCTTGATGTTGCCGGATCTGGCCGCACTGACTGTTCCGGACTGGACGCAGTTGCAAGGGCGGATCGACGATTTTTTAAACAAACCGGCGGCCTACTTTCAGAAAACGACATCGAAGTAATCCTCGATGTTGTGCCGCTCGTTTATCAGGCGACCGAGCGGGAAATTCTCGAGTGGAATGCCGGCAAGGCCATGCGACGCTACGAGATAGCGATCGCCCGCCTCGGTGTGAAAAAGGAATAGGTGCGGGGCATGGCAGAAGGCAAATATTCGCTAAAGATCGCCGCTCAAGATGCGTTCTCGACGACCTTCGCTGACTTCGGCAAGAAGGCTGGCCGGATGCAGGAGGAGCTAAAGGCTCAGCAGGCCGAGTTGCGCAAGCTGAATAGTCAGATCAAGGACATGAAAGGCTATGAAAAGCTCGGCGCGGATCTCAAGAAAACCGAGGGGTCGTTAGCGTCCGCTCGCGCCGAGCAGGCCCGGCTATCTCGCGAGCAGTCGTTGGCCAGCAACAAGGCGGCGGAGCTTAGCTCAGCCTATGGCAAGGCGGTTATTGCCACCAAGGCGCTCGAGTCGTCGACTGAGGCGTCCACTGTCGATCTGGCGTATGCCCGCGCCGAGCAGCAGCGGCTAGGAAAGGAGCTGGACTCGGTCACGCAGGCCTCGAAAAAGCTCGATGCGCAGCAGGATCGAACGACCGCGAGCGTGAAGTCGCTCGAGCGCACTCAACGCCGTGAACGCGAGGAGCTGATCCGGCTGGGGAGCTCTCTCAAAACCGCCGGCGTCGATACGTCGAAGCTGTCTGAGGAGCAGAACCGGCTAAAGGCGGCGACGGAGCGGGTCAATGCGGCGCTGACTGCACAGCGTGCCAAGCTGGACGCGGTGAAGGGTGCGCAAGGCAAGGTGGAGGCCAATCGCGCGGCTCGAGGTGAGTTGCGTGGCCAGCTCGCCGAGACGGCTGCGGTCGGCTATCTGGCGAGTCGCCCGATCGACAAGGCTATGAAGCTCGAAACGGCCATGGCGGACGTGGGCAAGGTGATTAACTTTGCCCCAGGTGGCCGAGAGGAAATGGCCTCTCAAAACCTGAAATTGGCGAGCGATCGCCTGATCGCCTCGGGCGGTATGGGTGCGGTGGATCTCGCGAAGATCGAGTATGCGGCGGGGCAATCTGGCATCGGTAACGATGTAAAGGGCGCTGATGGCCAAGTCGATCAGGCCGGGAAGCAAGCGGCGATCATGGACTTTACCCGTGACGCGGCGATTATGGCCTCGGCCTTCGATATCAGTGCTCAGGATGCCGGCGAAACCATGGCCGGCTGGCGGGCTTCGATGGCTCTCAACCGTGCTCAAACGCTAGACCTTGCGGACTCGACGAACTATCTCGGTAACAGCTTCAACGCTACGGCGGCTGACATCGCGTCTGTCGTGAAGCGATACGGCGCGGTGGGCAAGGCGTCGGGTTTGACTCCGGAGCAGACAGCGGCGCTCTCAGCGGCCTTCCTCAACCCGGGTACCGAAAAGGAAATCGCCGGTACTGGCTTCAAAAACTTCACGGCTGCGCTGACCAAGGGTGAGGCGGCGACGAAGGGTCAGAAAAAGGTATGGAAAGAGCTCGGGTTTGATCCTGAGGATCTTGCTGCCGACATGCAGAAGGATGCGCCAAAAACCATTATGGCCGTCCTCAATGCGCTGAAGGATCAGCCGGTCGAGGAGCAGGCGGCAAAAGCGACTCAATTGTTCGGCTCGGAATCGATCGGGGCCATTCAGCCGCTGTTGCAAAACTTGGGCGAGGTGCAGCGCGCCTTCGACATGGTGAAAGACAAAACGAAATATGCCACCTCGGCGCTCGGCGAAAACGGCTCGATGATGCAGGAGGCGAAGGGTGTCGCCGATACCTCGCAAACAAGCTGGAACGTGTTCAAGGCCAAGCTCGAGCGGCTGACAACGCTCGTCGGCAACGCGATGCTGCCGGCACTCAATGCAGTTCTAGTGCCGATCGGCTCGCTTGTGGATGGCTTGAGTTGGGCGGCGGAAACGTTCCCGGGTATCACGGGTGCAATTGCCGTCGCCGGCGGCGCGCTGGCCGCTTTGAAAGTGGGCGCCCTCGGTCTCAAGTTTGCGGGCTTGTTGATCGGTCAGGCGTTTAACAAAGGCGGGCTCGCGCGGGCCAAGCTGGACGCGAGAACGGCGCAGACGGCGTCCATGGCTGACAGGGCTGTCGCTCGGCTTAATGCCGCGCTGGGCGGGCTTGGCGGAGGCGGTGGGGGCTTCGATCGCAGTGGCAAGCGACGGAGGCGAGGTGCTCGAGCAGGAAGGCCCTCTAAGCTCTCGCCGGCGGATTTGGGGGGCGGTGGTGCTTCCGAAAGGAAAAAGAAAGTTCCCGGTTCGGGGCTTGCTGCTGACGCTGCGGATGTGAAAAAACCGGGGGTTAGGGCTTCTGATGCTCGGGTGACTGCTGACGCTGCAGATGTGAAAAAGCCGGGGGCTAAGGTCGCTGACGCTCGGGTAACTACTGACGCCGCTGATGTGAAAAAGCCGGGGGTTAAAGCCTCTGATGCTCGATCGGCTGCCGACGTTGCCGACGCGAAAAAGCCAGGTGCGAAGGTTCCTAATGCTCGGGCGGCAATTGGCGCTGTGACTGCGGAAAGGGCGGGCGCGAAAGTTGCTCCGGCCAATCTGGCGGCGGATGTCGTGGCAGCGGCTGAAAAGCCGGGTCTGATGGCTCGCGCTGCCGGCGCGGTAGAGACGACGGCAAAGGTCGGGGGCAAGGTTGCTGTTCCTCTGATGTTGGCCGGTGCTGCTATCGAGACGGTGAACGGCATTCAGGACGGCGATGCGAAAGCGATCGGCTCGGGGGTTGGCAGTGCTGCCGGCGCTTGGGCTGGGGCGGAGACTGGTGCGGCGCTGGGCGCGACCATCGGAACGTTTGTGGCGGGGCCTTTGGGCACTGTCGTCGGCGGTGCGATTGGTGGCATTGGCGGTGGTTTGGCTGGCAGTGAAATCGGGTCGTGGCTGGGTGAAAAACTCGGTGGTTTGTTCGATCGTTTGAACGCTCCGGAGGAGGTCAGCAAGGACATTGCAGCCGCTGCCAATACGGATAATCGGCAGATCATGTTTGCACCGGTTTTCCAGATCAGCGGGCAGGACGCGGCGAGCGCTGATGCGTTGGCGAAAAAGGTCTATGACAAAATGTATTCGCAGATGCTGCCGGGGATGATGGCGAATCCGCTGGCTGAGCGCCGAGGCGCGGCCCTGACTGATGGAGGTGGATAATGCGCCAGCAAATGGCATTGGGTGGCTTTATCTTTGGCTTGTCGCGCGGGTTCGCCTATGAGCGGCTCGAGCGCGCGAGCTCTGGCGGTTGGGTCGATCTCGACATCGTGGCCAGCAAGCCAAAGACGCATCAAACCGGCCAGGATCTCGAGACGCTGCGCCTCAGTGGCAAGGCTGCTCGAGCGCTGGGCATGGATCGGCTCGACGAGCTCCGCGCGATGGTCGATGCGCGCCGGCCATTTCCTTTGGTTGACGGCGTCGGTCGAAATTGGGGCCGGTGGCGGATCGACAAGGTGAACGAGCAGCAGAGCAACGTTATCGACGACGGTACGGCGATGCTGATCGACTGGTCGATTGAGTTGAAGGAATTCGTTAATGCGTAGGGTGCGGAGCAAGGCCGGCGACACGGTAAATCAGTTGCTTTATCGCGAGAGCGGACGCTCGGACGATGAAGCGGAGGAGGCGTTGTGGCTGCTGAATCCGGATCTCGCTGAATATGGCTCGGTACTGCCGGCAGGCGTGTCTATTGTGCTGCCGGAGCTCGCGCAGAAAGTATCCGCCGTTGCGCCGGTTTCGGCTTGGGAGTAGGGGGTTTTTATGGCACTTGGATTTACGCCGGCGGTTGAGGTTTATGGGGCAAATGCCGATCTGATTAACAGTCGTTTGATTGATTGGGAGCATGTCGATGCCGCCGGCATCGAGTCCGATCAGCTCAAGCTGACGGTAAACACCGAGGGGCTCGATGGCCTGCCCTCGGCGGCTGGAAAAATCGGTCTGCGGGTGGGTTATCTCGAGTCGGGCCTCGTCGATCGGGGCGAGTTCGTGATAACGCGCCGCACGCCGAACCTTTTTCCGTCGCGGTTGCTGATTGTGGCGACCGCTGCGCCGTTCACGGCCAAGGATGAAACGGAGTTCAAGGCTCGGCGCACGGCCAGTTATGAAAACACCACGCTCGGCGCCCTGTTTCGCCAGTTGGTGTCCAAGCATGGTTTTTCGCCGCGCGTGGCTCCTGAGCTGGCCATGATCCGGATTGAGCATGTCGATCAGTCGAATGAAACCGACATGGGGTTTCTGACGCGCATTGCGCGCGATCACGATGCGGTGACCAAACCGGTCGACAATCTGTATGTGATGGCCAAGCGCGGGCAGTTGAAATCGCTCTCGGGCAAGATCATGGCTGACGTTGTGTTGTCGGTGACCGAGAACAATCGCCCGGGTGACGCGGCATTCATTACCGCCAGCGTCGACGAGGACGAGCGCGTAAAAATAAAGGGCTGCAAAACGACTTGGTGGGATGGGGAGTCGGGCAAGGAGTGCGTAGTCGAGACGGGTGAAAAGCCGTTCAAGAAAATCCGGAAGCGCTACGCGAACGAGGCGGAGGCGAAGGCGGCAGGCGAGGGGCAGTTGCGCAAAGCCAGTCGTGAGGCTGGGAAGGTGCGGATCGATGCCCCGGGAAATCCGGCGCTTGCTGCCGAGGGGCTGATCGTTCTCGATGCGTCTTGGCCGTCGTACATGCAAGGGCGCTGGTCGGTGGACAAGATCACCGAGAGCGGCAGCAGGCAGCAGGGGTATCGAGTCACGATCGAGGCGACATATCCAGAAGGTGAAGAATGAAAAAGCCCCACTGCCTCGCGGCGGTGGGGCTTTTTTTTTGGCTGAAATTTACAGGCGCTGCGCGATCGCTGCCGGTACGGTGATGTCCGCGCTCGGGTCGTTGTACAGCGCCGCGCCGCCTCGGTTCGGCAATGTCGCGAGCGCTTGGGCGCGTGCGTGCGCTTCCGCGTTGGCGGCGATCCATGAGTCGCCTTGTTTAAGCCAGATGCTGCCACCGGGGCCGTATTTGCATGTCGCCCACTGCTGGCCGTCGAGCTTTCTCAGTGAGCACGAAGCCTCGGTACCAGAATTCCGGTGCGCCTCCTCGAGCTGCCATGCCGGGTACTTGATGTAGGCAAAGATGCCGGCGATCGCGGCGATCGCCAAAATGATTTTGTTTGTCCGCGTCACTGCGCGCCCTCCGTGATTGAGCGCGCACGGTAACAAAAAAGCCCGCCATGAGGCGGGCTTGTGGGGCGGGTTACATTTGGCTGTTTAGGGCTTGGTGATGATCTCTCGGGTTACTGCTGCCGTCATAAAGGCCTCGCCGTCGTTGAAGCTAATCGCGCCGAGGGCGTGTCGGTGGGTGCCGGAAAACGCTGCTCGCATCGGCATTGTCAGCATGACTAGGCGACCAAGCAGGCGGCAGAGCTCGTCCGGGTTCATGTCTTCGCAAAGTTCGCTGACGAAATCCATCACGCTATCCCAAAGGTCGTCGCCGTTTTCGTCGTCTTCTTTAAAACGCTCGGGGTACGCGGCGACGATCAGCTCGTAAAGCTCGAGGTCGGTCAGAGGGGTTGCTTTGGTGATTGCTTTCGGCTGGCTCATTCGGGCTCATTCCTTTGTTGTGGTTGGTCGTGCTTGTCCCACTCGGCGCGGAGGTTGCGGACGAGGCGGGTGAAGAAAAGCGAGATCTGGAAGATCCAGATTGCGGCGGCAAACAGTAGGGCGAAGGCGACCTCGAGGCCGCTCGGTGCGTCGCGGCTCATGGTGCAGATCCTCCCGGCGCTGTAGGGGCTGCGTCAATCTGGCTTTTTAGCCATGCGTGCAGCTCTCCGCGCTGGTGGGCGTTCTTGTGTGGCGGAATCCGATCGGGGATCGCCTGCACGTACTCGGAAAGGTTGCGGAACTGCGCCCGACAGGTGCCGAGGCGGTGGGTTAGCAACGTGTGCTCGATCTCCGCGTCGCCGATTGCATCGAACAGCGGCTGCATGATGTGGTTGGCCAGCGTGACGAGCTCGACGATTTTTGGATCTGCGGGCGTTACCGCTCCGAGGTAGTGCTCGATCATTTTGGTTTTTGAGTAGTCGAGATTTAGCCAGTGCGCGAGATCTTGCGCGGCTTTCTCGAGGGCAAGCGCTTGATTGACGGCCATCATTTGGCCCTCCGGAGTAGCGCCATAAGGGCCTCGGCGACGCATGGGGCGGCGAATTCACCTGCGAACTCGTCAAGCCGTGCGCGGTGTGCGGGGTTGCTCAGCTCGCTTATAGGTAGGGCAAGCAGCGTGGTATAGTCCTTTCTGGACATGATCGCACCTCTCAGGGTTTTGGTTGTGTCTGCGCTCGGTCACGGTTGCCGCCGTGGCCGGGCACCTCTTCTTACTTGGGCAGATTGCTGATGCGTCTGCCTACCTCTTCCAGATCGGTCACCTTGAAACGCCCCTCTCCTGCTTGGTATTTGCGGAAAAGGTCGTCGAAGGCCTCCTCAATGAAATCTTTGAGCGCCACGCTCTCGGCGCTCATGTTTTTGAGTTCCTTGATGCCGCGAGCGTACTTGGCAGGGCCGACGTAGTAGATACGCTCCTGCTTCACGTCGCTGAGCGCCTCGATCGCGCGCAGGTCGCCAGCGCGCGGTGCCTGGGCCTGTGGTTCGCCGAACAGTTTTTTGGTGTCGAGTTTTTTGCTCATTTCAGAAGCTCCAGTACTTCGAGGGTGATTGCCTCGAACTCGATGCGCGCCTTGTCGGTGGCTGGCAGATCCATAACGCTCAGGCCTTGCGCCACGCCTTGGGCGTAAGCCTCTCGGCGGATGGTTTGTGCCTCGAAGACATAAAACCCGGTGGATTCAAGCTGCTCTCGAATTCCGCGCTCGAGGAGTGTGTTTGGCCGGGCTTGGCTGACGAGGAGCGCCGCTTTCGGTTGCCCTCCGCTCAGCTCCTGACGCTCCTTGATAACGTTTAGGGTGGCTTCGCACGCCCATAGGTCATATGGGCTAGGCTGGATTGGCACGATTACCAGATCGGCCACCTTTACGGCTGCTGCTGTGAGTACGTCGGTTTGCGGTAGGCCGTCGATGATTACTATGTCGTAGCTGCTCGACAGCGCCGGCAGATCGCGCGATAGCGTCTTGCCCATGGAGATAACAGGGATCACGCCCGGGTCGGCTACGTCGTCCTCGGGGCGCGCTCTGCGTGCTGCCCACTTCGACGACGAGCTCTGCGGGTCATGGTCGACCAGTAGGACGCGAAGGCCATGTCCTACGGCCATGCAGCTTGCGAGGTTGGTTGAGGTAGTCGTTTTACCGGCTCCGCCCTTTTCGTTCTGTACAGCGATGACTTTTGCCATTGCGCCGATCTCCATGATTATTGGTTGGTCTGCGCATCCTATACGCAAAAACGTAAAAGCGCAAATGCGTCTAAACGCAAAAACGCATAATTTGAAATCGCCGCATAAATAAACTGTGCCGCCCGCTAGGGCGGTGTCCTTTCTGCTTTTGCCTGTAGGCCTTGTTTTGCGGGGCTTATGGCTTCGTTTCAGAGTGTCGCGTCCTTTCGTGTATGGCGTCCTTTCCGTGGCTGCTCTGGCTCTCTGTCCTTATATCGCTGATGTCGCATCGCGATAGCTATCTCGCTATCAGTCCAGCGAATTCAGTAGGGCTAAATATGTATATGTGATAACCCCATACACATAAAGCCCTACTCATATACTCGCACACCCCT